ATCGCAGCATATACAACCTCACGTTTAGTGGCGTCAGTAGTATCCGGTTGGAATACAACTCCCTGTTGAGCCAGATAACTTTGAATCTGCTCAAGTTCTTGTGGAGATAACTGCGCCACGATCTAACTACAAGCGATAAACGTATTCTATCGCTTTATTTAATCGTTAAAAATTCGTCTCACTCGACATAAACAGTGTCGCCTTCCAAAACAGAATCCCAATCCACACGGGTGATGGACCGCAGCTGATCCAGTTTGGTGAAGCGCTCGCCGGGCATCGACTGCTGAAGTTCCTTGATCTCAGTGGCAGTTTTAAGTCCAACGCCTTTCAGAACCTGAGTCAGCAGCTGGGGAGTTGCCGAGTTGATGTTGACTCGGTTGTAAGCAGGTACCTCTGGCTTAACAATCTGACGCCCACGGCGCTGCTTAACGGGTTTTTCCCCCTCATCTTCCTCTTTAAGGATCTCAGCGATTTGATTCTTGTGAGCAAAAAAGACTTTCCCTGTAGTCAGGGACCGAACCATTTTGTACTCACCCTCGTCGTGCTCGCTAAGAATTTCGATTTTGACTCCATTAGGAGTGTAAGTAAATTCTTTCGACTGGGTGACCGTCATCATGTGAACAGAATCTGGGATAAGTTTACATTAAACTGTCAATAGAGCACGTTATTAAAATGCCGATTCCTAGGTTCGCTGGTCAGATCCTTCGAGCGCTGCCTTTCCTAGGTGATATCTACAACACATCTTTAGAGTATCGCGACCAACGAGAAGCTGGCTTTAGTGCTCCTAAAGCTTTAGCTCGTTCTATTCCTGTCGGTGTTACAGGAATGGTCACCAACGTCGTGGATCCCTTCGGAGTAACCAACGTAGGGCCTGAAGTTCTCCGAGCGATAGCAGCGAGGGAACGCAAAGTCAACCCCGAGAACAAACCCAGCAAAACTTGGGGAGCTCCAATCACACGAGGCACCGACCCAAGAGTCTTAAGCGGGATGGCTCCGTCTATTGCAATGGGGCAGTTCTGGCAAGATCCGGCAGCACTCGAAGCTGCAGCCCGAGTGGCGGACTACATCAATAGCGAAGCTCACGCACGCTCAATTGTCGATCGCGTTGACCCACAGACCAGTGACACGAGTTACTCTTTGGACGTAAACAAAAGGTTTGAGCAGCTGCGCCAGCGGTTGGGTCAACAATAACTATGGTTTCTTTCGCCTCTTCCGAGCCTTCCGAAAACGATTCAGAAGTTTCTGAACTGACTCCCGAAGAGGAACAGCTTCTTCAGCAAGCTCTCGAAACACTGAAAACCTATATAGAGACTGAAACCTATATAGAAACTGACCCCTTTACAGAGATCGAAACCGAGTAGTTCTTCCAAGAAAAAACCCCCTCCGAAGAGGGGGTCGCCGTGGTTTCGCTGTGTCAGTGTATCACTGAGGGACAGTGCTGGTGTAGATGCTGGACTCAACCACACCGCCGGGCTGCAGAGCCAGGTCGCTACGCTCGGGGGGCTGATCGGGAACCAACCAGCACACTTCGCAGATAGCGAGGGCTTTGTCCTTGCCGTTGAGCTTGCCGTTGGTGGCACGAGCGTCGTACACACCGGAGGCTTGAGCCAGACCGGAAGCAGCAACACCGCCGAGGTTGCCGACAGTCCACAGTTTGTAAGTGGTGTCTGCCTTAACGGCGTGCATGTTCGCAGAGTTCCAGGCGTTGCTGGAGCTGAACGAACCGTTCTCAATGCGGCTGTTCGAACCAACCACGGTGGCGAAGAAGCCACTGGGGGTAGGAGCAGAGGTCAGACCAACGCCCAGGGCGGGGCCAAGACCCAGGGTGGGAGTTGCGGAAGCGCCGCCCACACCGCTCGACACCACATCGCCACCGTCCAGACGGATAGAAGCGCGGTACACATAAGCGCCGGAAGGCACAGTGATACCGTTGGTGATGTCTGCCCGAACATCCTTGTGGTAGTCGGGAGAAGGAATAATGACGCTGCCGTTAACGAAAGCGGCGTTAGCGCCATTCAGACCAGACGAATACGCTTGAGCGTAGTAGTCGAGCTGGTTGGTGGTGCCAGCGGCCTGGTAGGACAGGTCAACGTAGCCAACGGCTTGTTGAGCGATCCAACCGGGACGGAAGACCACGCCAACGGGACCGCCAACAGGTTGGTTGGCGAGAGTCTCGCTGGTGCCGTTCTCATTCAGATAAGTAACGGACTTTTCTTCGTGCCAGTAACGAAGAACATTCGTGTAGTTACCAGGATAGATCTTGGCAACTGAGAGCTGGTTAGGATTAATAGCCATCGTTAGTTACCTCCTCAGGCGTTAAAGGAGTAAGCGATGGTGGCGAAATCAGCATTCAGGAGTTCGAAACCTGCGTACAGGCTCCAAATCATCATGATGAAACGGCTGAAGTCGTCATTGTTGTTGAGCAGGACTTGGGCGTTGTTACCGCCAATACCCACACCAACAGACTGGGGTCCGAAGAACATACCGATGGCGGTCTCGTAAGAAGACGCGGAACCACCGATGGTCGCGGACGCATTTTGAGAAGGCATGTTCGTGGATTCGAAGAAGCGAACGCCCTCGAACACGAAACCGGTCGGCATGATCGGCTCGCCAGCCACGAAGGTGGCTTGACCAAAGCCCTGACCCATGTAGATGGCAGCGTTGGGCTGCATCGCGGACATGAGGGGGTTGATCTGACCGTTGCCGGGATAACGAGCAACTTCACGGAAGTCGCTGTTCTGACGCAGGTGCATCAGGAAGGTCGGATCGCAAACGCAGCGATAGAAACCGTCCTGGTAGGTAGGAACGTTACGCTTGCGCAGGCTCTTGACCACGCGCAGCAGGTCGTCCTTAACGTCGAACTTAGCTTGTTCAGCGTTCGCGTAGGTCAGACTACCGACGGCGAGATCGCCGGGGTAGTAGTAACCACCTTGGCTATCGGAGGCTTGACCTTTAGAGACAGCTTTCAGGAGTTCGTTGATGAACACCCGATCGCGCCAACGACGATAGTCGTCGAGCAGGGTCAGAGAACCGATGGACTGGTGGAAAGCAGTCAGGTTGCCGGTGTCCAGCAGAAGACGCTGCGCGGTGATCAGTGTCTCGCGAGCAATCTTGAAGGTGCTGGGCTGAGTGGGGTCACTCGGATCGGCAGGACCGGTGTACTCGCGAAGAGTCACGAGCACTTTGTCCTTGACGATGTTCCGGCTATTAGCAGTACCAATGGTCTGCTCAGCGGTGCGCTCCCGAGACTCTTTCGAGCCGGGATTGCCCCAGAAACGGTAACGATCGAGCTGAACGGTCTGACCGGGTTGTTTCGAGAAATCGTGAACAACGACCGGCTCAGCGGCCATCTCTACGACGTACGCAGGATGGGGACGGTATAATTCCGCACCGAGCAGCTTCGGAAAATCATTGTCGACGAACAAAGCGTCAACTCCCGAAGAACTACTTACTAAATATAACTACTTGAAAGCCTGACAACACAGTGACTGTCGCGTTTTTAGCGTTAATTAGTTTTTTGATTACTTGAGTTAACTGTAGGACTGTAGGTACGCACAATTGAACGAACACCCTCCGGAAGTTGATGGTAGATAGAAGCAAAGTTAGAGACGTAATTACCTGCTCTACCTCTATACACGTACCTCAAATCAGTAGACATCAGACCAGGAGTTTCACTTCTTGAAACCTCCGTAAATGTTTGACAGTAAACAGGAGGATGGTAAACCCACGAGGCTCTGCTTCCGGAAGTGTCGTTCGTTGGATTTGTTAAAAGCGTCGTGGCATAACGCTGCTGTAGAGACTGACCTCCCGTGTGCCCTTGAGCGGCTGTATTTCCTTCCGGAGTGTTATATGGGTTGTAAGCCTGGTTGTCCGGCGCAGTTCCACCAAAATACGTGTACTTGCCCGTGCCTCTTACACCCCACTCGGGTCCGTAAGAAGTCTGAACTTTTGCATTGGCTATCGTGCTGAACCCAAGAGGTCTATAACCTTCGTAAGCACTTAAAAAAGTACCGCTTGGTTGATAGTCAACGTGTTGGTAATCAGTCCAATAACCAGAAACAGCGGCTGGTACTGCCCGCCACGCGTCGGTGCTGTATATACCACTATTAGGGGGGCCAGGAACAACTACACCGTAATCCGCCCCGAGATCTACAATTCCAGAGCTTACAACTTGATACGCTTCCCTATTAGGACCGCTCTGTATCCGATGTGGTCCCGAATCGTATCTGTAATTAGAAAGAGGGGTATAGACCACATTTGTGGATCAGCTATACCCATTATAAGTTTTTAAAAATTCTCAGCTTGCTGGTTGGGAATCAGCAGGCTGCGATTGGTTACCCAGGGTTTGAATGTCAGCACTGATGTTGGCCATGTCTTGAACGTACATAGCTTTGAGTGCTTCCAGCTCCTTTTTCAGGGTATCCACCTCTGAAGAAGCAGAGGGAATACGCTTACGACCAATTGGATTAGGCATTGAATTAAGAGCTCTTAGATTCAGTGTACTTCTTAGCCTTCTTTTTCGCTTTCACCCTCTCAGGAAGATTACCGTGAGTTTCTTTTTCGTACTCACGAACTTTATCCTCAGAGATTTCACCGCGCTCTGCCATCGCGTAAAACTTACGACGCTGAGCTTCGCTGCTAAAAGGCATAGCAAGAGTCTCTTTAGTTTTTAGTTTAAATAAAAAACCCTCCCGAAGGAGGGTTCAACTTGCACAATGGTAGTCTCGGCAGATCAGCCAGCATCCATAAAGAGAAGCTTGCTACGGATTGCTTCAGGAGACATCTGAGACAGATAACGCCAAGCCTGATCAGGAGACTGATTCATGGTCTGGCTGAAGCCTTGCCACTGGGTGTCAGGATCAGCGGGACGAGAAGCAGAGCTAGAAGCTGCGGGGACAGCAGGCATCTGATCGTACTGAGGCTGATACTGCGTGGGAGGCTGGGAAGGAGCTTCGATGTCCACGGGGTAGACTTCGGTGAAGAAGCGGTTGGTGTAATCAGCCAGGTGATCGGGATCCGTAAGGATCGTTTCCATGGCCTGAGAACGGGCACCGATTGCGTTCAGAGCTTGATCCTGCTGGATCAGAGCATCTTCCAGCGTGGTGGCGTACTGATTGAGAACCGCAGGAGCTTCGATACCGAAGTGGTTAACTACGGCTGCGCTTGCCTCGCTTAGAACCGGAGTTTGGTTTTGGGCTTGCGGTTGTTGCGCCGTAGAAGTCGGATAAGAAGTCTGGGTTGTATATCCGTTGTTGGATAAGGTCAGCGGATCCGAGGCGGCCTGGGTTTGCCAAGGCTGGGCCTGTAAATTCTGACTGAGCTGTTGAGTATCCAGCGCCGCCGTTTGGTACTGCGGATACTGTGCTGCCTGGCTGGGGGACGGAGAGATACGGGAGACCACCCGCTCCAAGCTGCTCATCGCCGCTTCCCACGGGTTCGACGGGGAGGACGTTGACGGATACTGGTTGGACTGGCTGCTGGTAGAAGGGGCCGAAGGGGGTGTTACCGGCGACGGCGCTTGGGCTGTAGTTGCCGAAGGCACCCCCTGGGTAGAGGCCACCCACTGCGGGTAGGCGGTTGAGCCCTGGTCCGAGGGCGCCGCCTGAGGGGCCGCTACCGCCGGGGAGACCGGGCTCGGGGTCGAAGCTGGGATCTGCTGGCTCATAGCTGCCCGAGTAAGTCAGTTCTTGCGCAAGGTGGTCAAACGTCCTGTATAACAGGGGCGTTAGGTTTAGACGCGGGTCTGCCCCGAGAGGCTGATCCGGTGATAAAGGATGTGGCGTTTGCAACATCTGAGTTAATAATACTAAAAATTGTGAGAATGCGCTCTGTGTTTGTTGAACCATTCGGAAAGGGAACCCCTTCAACATCTCAGAACGTTCTGCGTCTGTCTTATCAGGGAAAAGATATTTAAGAGCCTCAACGCTGTCCACGCCTAGCTCTTGCAGGTTACGAACGACGATAGATTTCTGGTTAATGTCATACGCCGTATCCTCATAAACATCACCCTGGAAGCGATAAGAAACTTCGCGAGCTCCGTCAGGCGGAAGGCCAAAGACACCCGGTGGCAGCTGGTTGCTGTTCAGTGCATCTTGAATGGCGAGATCGACAGTCGACTCGAACTTGTTAAGAGCTTGCGAATACTCTTTCTCAGTTTCGAGTGTCTTCTCTTCAGGTGATTTAGGAGCTTTTAAACCAGTGACGGCAACAAAACTCTCTCGGAAGACCTGCTCTTGATGATAAATAATCATCTCGAGCAACTTACAGAAGCCGTAAGTGAGGAAACTCTTGTTCTTACGGAGTGCAGTCGCTTGTGCGCGACCCATCAAGCTCTTAATTTCCGTCGCGGTGGCACCTGCCGAGACAGAAAGTTCATCAACACCGCCTAAAGCAGTCCGAATCTCCTCACGCAGTAACAATGCGTAACGATTCATGTCCCCGTTGATCGGGTCGGGAGACATGTAGCCCACACGGTCGCTCGGTTCGACGTTTGCGATTACACGAGGGACTCGGAGACCGCCAAGAGACGAATTTGCGCCAAAAGGCTCCGAAACACGGGTTGAAGGAGTGTCTCGACCGCCAAAACCGCTTTGACTGCTGATCGTGGGGCGGAAAGTCCGATCAGCATCTGCTGCTTCGACCAGATCAGACCGGGGACGAGAGCTGATAAGCGTCGGATTGCCAAAAAATTCAATATTTTTGGCGATATTACGCATCATTTCGTCATGAC